ATGCCCAAGTCTGATCGTCTTAAATTCACCAAAACAACTATTGATGCTTTGAGTGAACCTGGTATTTACAGGGATAGCGAGCTAATTGGTTTTGCTATACGAGTAAATACTACATGTAAAACTTACATTGTTGAAAAGAAGGTCAAAGGCAAGTCAGTAAGAGCAACAATAGGTCTGCATGGCAACCTAACGCTATCTCAAGCGCGAATTTTAGCACAAGGTCTACTTTCGCAAATGGCACAAGGTTACAATCCAAATGAGGCAAAAAAGGCTGAGCGCCAGAAGATAGAAGGTGAGTTACTTACATTTAGACAGCATCCAACGCTTGAGCTTGCGTACAATGAATACCTAAAAAATAGAACCCTAAAGCCTCGAACTTTAAAAGACTATGACCAAGTTGTTAACGTCTATCTAAAAGATTGGAAGAGCTTCAAGATTGGTGAAATTTCAAGAGCTCAGGTCCAACAAAAATACACAGACTTATCGGAAAGAAGTCCAGCTCAAGCAAACTTAGCAATGGCTGTTTTAAGGGCTATCTTTAATTTTTCTCTAGAGCATTTTTTAGATGAAAACGATGAATCAATTATTACTTCTGTGAACCCAGTTTTGACCCTCAAGGCTAAGAGAACTTGGAATAAAATTAAACGCCGTAAAGGATATATTAAACAAGAACAGCTTTCTGATTGGGTTAATGCAGTAATGTCGTTTAGTGCTTTAAGGCAAGAAAGAAACACTGTTAGAGATTTCCTTATCACTCTAATTCTTACAGGCTTTCGACGTGATGAGTGTCAGACACTCAAGTGGGATTCAGTTGATTTAAAATATGGTTGGATCACCTCAAATGATCCAAAAAACGGTGAAGCTCATTCTCTGCCGATGGGGGATAGGCTGTGGGAAATAATGAGAAGTCGGGACGAACAGAAATTTAATGAATATGTTTTTTCATCCCCAAAATCCAAGTTAAAGGGATATACAACCAACCTATTTGATGCAAAGCGAAAAATTATTGAAGAAACTGGAATTCAGTTCACGTTTCATGATTTACGCCGTACATTTGGGACGATTGCGGAAAACCTAGATTACGGGCAATACACAATTAAAAGATTGTTAAACCACACTGTTACGGGTGATGTAACTGAAGGTTATATTCAGATAAGTGATAAAAAATTAAGGTTAGCAATGCAGGAAATTGAGGACATTGTTTTTGAAGGATATAAAAAAGGAGGTTAAACCTCCTTTCTTTACGCACACATTGTATTTGAGAGTTTTTGACCTTCAAAGTATTTAATAACATCACCTTTTGCATATGAAATTTTCCGCAATCCTTTAGTGAATGGAATGCCGCCACCTTCGCACCGTTTCAACTGTAACCATTGAAGAGATACATTAAAAACAAGTGCAACTGTTGTAGGTGGGAATATTGCATCATTCGGGGATTCCCAAAATAACTTCGTTGCTAACAACTTTTCTTCTTCAGTCATTTTTGAAAGTCTTGTTTGTCTGCTCATCAAGTCACCTCCTTCAAACTTTCCTCAACTTCAACCATAGGATTTGGTTTAGGTTTTGCCCATGTGGCAAATGCGCCATCTTCATTGCCGTAAATAGAAATTAGAAACCAGTCTCCACTTGCAACTGGTTGGTCTGGATTCCAAGCTAATAACTCTCCAGTTTCGTAATATTGCTGATAAAGATCGTAATCCTCTAACTCCACGGATGTAGTGAAGGTGTCAATATTAAAATGACGCTCTAATTCATCCCATTCAGATTTATTCAGGTATTCGGCATCACCATAATTTTCAGCCCAATATTTATCGAAGGCAGGGTGCGACCAATACCCTTCATCATTGCGAGTAACTTCAACAGGCATTAATTGATCAGTTTTTAGAATCATGCGTGCACACTCCATTCATCACAATTTAAATTTCGACAGCCTTCATAATCATAAGGATTGTCTTGCCATGTAATGCGTCCACAGCATGGACAATTAAAACGATGTTTTGGTTCCGATTTTTTGCGTTGAAGTTTCTTCACTATTTCAGGAGTTTTTAGGCCTGCACCAAATACCATTTTTCTCTTGTTGATTTGGCGATAATCGAAAGTCCGACGTTTCACTTTTTCAGCAATGTAGCGAGGTATTATAATGAAATTTTTATCGCTATTTAGAAATGCCTGAGCTTCTACTTCATCCAATGTAGAGGCTTGTGAAAAATCGGTAGTTGGATATGAATATCGATTCATCCAATAGACATCATTTCCATCCCATTTCTTTTTTTCATAAGCTACGTAGCCATAAACGCCATCAATGATTTGTGATTCTTTGGGTATGTATTGGCAATCAACCTTCCATACAGCTAAAGCATCTACATGATCAGCGGAAATTGGCAAGCAATCACCGTGTGAATCCGCCCAATACTCTTGAGCCTGTTTAAGTGTATACACGTGAGCCTGATCCAAGTCAGTGTGATAACCACAACCTTCATGGCGGTGCCAAACAACATTGGTTCCGAGATACCCATGAGCAGAAGTTAGGTAAAATCTATTCTTCATGACTTTGCTCCTCAACACGTTTATTCCATTTCTCAATAGCCTTGCCGTCTACCCATTCAGAAGTTGCATGACCTTTGGGCGCACCAACTCTTAGATTCACTGTGCAGCCAAACATTCGACACCCAATCTGAACAACGTATTCTCGAGTATGAGAATTGCCAATTCTTGCAATACCAGCCTCACCGCCACAAAAAGGGCATGGCTTCAATTCAAGACATGGGTCATAGAAGTTATTCATGACTTTGCTCCTGTACATCAACCAAGAATAAGGACATGATTTCCGTTCCTGCTTCATACCCGTATTCGCCATTTTCCACATCTTCTTGTGTGACGATGTGATCAATCGAATAACCTGATTTACCCAAAACAATCCCAAACCCAACATCGTGAAAATTTCCATCTGATCGAGGGTCACATAATTGATCAGCAAGACGTTCGCTGAAGTGTTCAATTGCGCATTCAGCTTCATGTTTTGCTTCAGCTAAAGTGTCGTGAATTTCATAATTTTCACCATCATGGCTAAAGTATTTAACTTTTTCAGTTGGCACCACAACAAACCCTTCAGGCACGGCTTGGGATTTGGCTTCTAACCATCCTAAAAGACGGAAAAATTCACCCGTGGTAGCAAAATCTTTAATATCTAAATCAAATCGATTAAATTCAGAGGCATCGAGAGCCTTCTTTTCTTTCTGAATATCCATCAAACTTCCCCACGCAATTTCTTTAATTGGATGATTATGTTGGCTGTTGCATGGTTTAGAGCTTTCTCAGCATCTCGAGTGCTTAAATTGTTTACATACAAGCCCATGGCTAACCACATAGCGCAAAATGAAAATTCTTTTACGGATTCGCCGCCTTCTTGTTTAAGAATGCCCATTACTGGTGAAACGGCCTTAGTGAAAATATCTTGAGCAATTGCACTCGGAGCCAAACCTACATCAATTTTTTTAATTTCTAATTCTTTAACACTCATCACTTCACCTCTACTGAGCAAAGATCTGCGCAAAATCCTGTTTTATGGTTGAAAATGCGCAAATAATTGCTCGAAATCTTTATTTAAATCCGCACACAGTGCAGTAAACGCCGTGGCGTACTGTGAATTTCTGACAATACATGCAGTATTCGATCATGCTGCAACTCTTAAAACTTTCGGGTGTTGACCGCGCAGGGTAGTAATTAGAACTTTCCCATGGCGCAAATACTGTTTTAAAAATACGGCGTAGCGATTCTGGGCAGGTGTGTTCATAACACCATGACAATTAACTTCTAATGATGGCTTGCCAGTTTTGAAGTATCGAACTACAGCAATGTGCTTTAAGAGTTTTGCTTGGTAGCCATCATTCAACAACCAAGTTTCAAAGCATGCCGCCATTTGAGGGTGAATTGTTTTACCACCTTCAGGTTCGATAGGGGTGTTTAGGTACTTCATGACTTTTCAATGCCTTCAGCCTTTTGCATTTGACTAACCGCTACGTTGTCATCAGCTACAACAGCGATGTAGACCATAGATGCCAATGAAATGAAGATCACAAGTACAGCGCATAAATTGCGAAAGATGTTCACTGGCTTTGAATACAACTCTTCTTGAGTTGGTTCTTGATACAAGATTTGTGTCGTTTGACTTTCGACTACGTCAAACACAGGTGTGTTGCTATGTGAAACTGATTGATCCATACTTTCCCCGCTACGTTAGGAGCCCTGATCGCCGTCCAAAGTTTTCAGGGCTTTTTAATGTCTGAAATTAAGCTGCGAATGTTCCGATACGCACAGGGTTTTCAGGCAGTAACTCAATTACTTTTGCTTTAAAGTCTTGAATGATTTCATCTAGCAACAGTTCTTCTTTTACGATTTGAATTGAGAAGACAGGCTTGTCATCGTTTGTATTAACGATTAGACGAAGAACAATAAGACGCTCATCTAATCCGAAATATGCAGAATCATGGATTTTGAAATACGCAGGTGTGAATTCTTCTTTTGAACGCGCTTCAACTTGTTCAAAGCGAGAACGGCTTTCAGATAAATTACCAACAGAATGATCAGCACTAACTGTGGCATCAATTTTCATATTACGGACTGCTGATAAAGCTTGAGCACCACCAATCACATTGCCGTCAGCATCGGTAATTTCTAATACGCTTACCCAATCTTCTAAGAAAACAGCAAAATCACGTTGAGATAACTTTTGGTCTTTAAGCGCATTAAGCTTTGACCAAACAACAGTAGGTTCAAGTTCTAATAAAGCTTTATGGTCGCAGTGTCCTTGTGAGAATCCTTTTGCAGCAAAGTTTAAAATTGCTGTTGCTGACACGTTTTTATGATCTACAAATACTGGGGCACCTGTAAGGCTAATTGCTTCATCTTCATTGCATTGAGGTTCCGCTGATAAAACGTAGCTTTTGAAGTCTTCAAAAGATGGGGTTTTAAGTACACCACGAGCACGATTGCGACCGTTTTGGAATTCTTCCAAATCATTAACGGTGTAGTCGTTATTTAGTGCAATTAAACCGCCACGAGTTAAATCTGTAGCCGGGTTGCCAAGTGTCGCGATTGCTTTTGCTTCAGTGTTTTCCATTTGGAACTTTCCTATTGGTAGTAAAAAATTAAAAGGGTTTGAGTTGTTGATTAAGCTTTATCGAATTGTTCAAACAATTGCTTTGTGTGGTTTGCAAAAATAGTGACGCTGCCATCATTGTTTAAATACATAGGTGTTTCAGAAGTGGTGTCTTCTGAGCGTTTACCTTTTGCAGTTGGTTCGACATAGGCAAGGGTATGAGAGATATTCACCTGGTTAGATTCACCAATACGTGAAACATCGATAGTCACTTGGACTTTGCCTTTTTTGCCGTTTGCCACAACGCCTTGAGCTACTTCTGAAATAGCGATACCTAGTTGTTGAGCGAAGTTACCGCCTGATAGATCGGCAATGAATTGGGGTGCATCGGTTTGTTTATTTATAGACATGTGGTTTCTCACAGTTGGGTTGTTGTCTGTGAAATAAATACTAACTTTAGTTAGTGGTATAGTCAATACAAAAGTTAGCATTATTTGCTAACCTTTCTTAATGGTGACTAACTTTTGTGTTTTAATAGGTAAAAGAAAACCCACCACAGTGGTGGGGTAGGAGCATTATGAAAAAATTTCTAATATTGATGCTAGTTATTCAATCTTGCATTTTTCTATTGATTTACAGGTTTGTTGATTGGGGCACTAGCTTCTCTATTTTCGCTCTTTGGATTTGCGGAATATTGTTCGGAATCAGTGTGGGAGAAATACTTCAAGATCATAAAAATAAAAGTGATAAAAGCTAAAACGGCCAAAAAAGTTGATCTTCTTTCTGGGTTGGTAAAAAGTGATACAACCCAGTGAACCAAAGATGATGTCCAGTGTTTCTTATTATTCCAACCAATAAAAAACACAGAGTCACCTGGTTTATTTTCATGAACTATATCCTCTCCATCCCACCATTTTTTTATTTTTTTAATCATTTATCACCAAATCATATTTTTCTATATAAACCAAAAACTTTTACAACCAAACATTAACCAGCAGATAGTTAGATTACCATTTTTCAATTCTGGTTATTTGCCAAACCCAACCATAAATTTGAAAATCTTGTTCGATTCGTTCAGCAGCAGTTAATACTTGTTCTGGAAATTCAGCAGAGTTATCTGAAACTATACGAACACCACCGAAAGGCATATTGTATAGGCGTTTGGCATAATGCAAACCACCGATACAAATTACAAAAATTCGCCCATCTTTGATTTCAGTGCGGCCTAAATCAATGTGGATTGTGTCACCGTCCTGAATAGTTGGAGACATAGAGTCACCTGAAGCTGTTGCAGCTACAGCATTTCCTTTTGTTATTGAGAGATTTCTAAGGGTTGCTTTCGATATACGTAACTTGCGCTTTTCATTTGCGATATGATCATTGATCGCACCAGAACCACAGGCAAATGAAAAGTCCTTAAAGAATGGAATCTCAACTTCATCTTCATCTAACGGGGTATCATCATCCCAAGTAGTTATGGGAGTCAGGTTAGGTATAGCACTTGAAGATCCTTTTCCTGTTAATAACCACTCATCATCTACATTTAATAATTTTGCAATTTGTTTTAATGCTTCCGTTTTAGGAACATTTTCCCCTCTAAGCCACTTAGTAACCGCTGCTGAAGATTTTCCAGTTGCTCGGGCAATATCAGCTTGCTTCAAATTTTTCTCATCTAATTTTTGCTGAATTCTTTCATGAAGAAACATGGCATATATCCATATAAAACACTAACTAATGTTAATACACAATATTGCAACTTAGGTCAGCACATGCTAACTTACGTTAATTGATAAATGCTAACTTAGGTAAGTAAATGAAAGTGGAAGACCTCATGCACCACCACAAGTGCAAAACCCGCCGTGAATTAGCGTTAAAAACTGGATATTCCGAAGTGACTTTATGGAAGTGGGAAAAAAAAGGAATCCCTCTTCGCACACAAGCAGTATTCGAACTAACCACTAAGGGGAAGTTAAAGGCTGACTTAGCATCCTTAACTTCATAACCCAATTATGTTTCGGTCAATGTTTTAAATAAACGTGAAAAATCAAAAGGATTTCACAAATGCAAGAAATATCGCTTAGCCGTGAAGCACAAACGGCCATTTTTAAAATGATCAACCAGACTAAGGGTATTTCACCAAAAGAAATTGCCCAGGTTACTGGTGACTCACATAACACAATTTGCAACTACGGAAACGTAGGTATGCCAAACCACCTGCCGAGTTTAAAGAAGCTCGAAACAATCATGATGTATACGCAGAACCCAGAAATTTTAAAAGTATGGGCACATCAACTTGGCTATGCATTGGTGCCAGTTAGCTGTGACTCAAGCAAACATCACGAGTTATCAATTTTTGAAGCAATGATGCAGCACAACATTAAGAGCGGAAAGGCAAACCATGTTGTGTATGAAGCTTATGAAGATGGCGTTATCACACCTGCGGAATATGAAGAAATTCACCAATTGACGCAGGGCTTAACAGAGTTGATTGCGGCGGTTGATCAAGCAGCGCTTAAGCAAATGAAGAAATACACGGCAAGCATAGAAACAGAAAAAGCCTGATGGTCGAGATCAGGCTTTTAACGTTGATAACCCAGAAGGAAATCAAATGAACATGCCAATCAATATATCACAAATTAAGACGATGACAAATCTAGAGCTTTTGGACCTGATCAATGAGATCCGAAAAAGTCATGGTGAAAGCATTATTCGATTGAACGATTTCAATGTCCGAATTGTTGATGAGCTGGACGGGGAGAACTACGAAAGTTTCGTAGTATTCAATCCAAACAAAACAACGTCCCAAGGTTTTCACTTAACACTGGAGCAATGCACCTTGATTGGTATGCGCGAATCAAAAGGTGTACGTAAAAGTGTTTTGCATAAGCTCAAAGAATTAGAAAGTGCCCAACCTAAAGAATTAAGTCGAATGGATCTTATTCAATTGGCTTTGGCTGCTGAACAAGAGAACGAGGCACTTAAACAACATGTTGCTGTGCTCGAACCTAAGGCACAAGTGGTTGATGTGATTGCTGACACGGTGAACACCTATACCATTCGTGAAACTGCAAAAACCATAGGTGTTCAAGAATCAAAGCTGATTGATCTCATGCTTCAAAAGCGCTGGGTATATCGAGAGAACAGCCATTGTCGCCGTTTATGTGCCTATGCACATCGAATAGACCAAAAGGTCATGACCAACAAAGTATCAAAAGTCATAGTAAGTGCTGAGGGTGACAAAGTATTCACTCAAGCACGTGTCACAGCGTTCGGATTAACAAGATTGACGGCGCTTGTAGCTGCTGCGGGGTTATTGAATAAATGAGTCACTATTCAACATTAAAAGGGCTAGGTAGAGCAATTGCATACTTCCCACAACTTGGAATTCATTTGGGAAATCCGTTGGCAGGTATATTCCTAAGCCAGCTTGTGTATTGGCATGACAAAACTGATTGCGAATTGGGTGTGTATAAGACATCTGATGAATGGCAGAAAGAAACAGGTTTGACTTACAGTCACCAAAAAACTGCACGTAAATTGCTTAAAGACTTAGGTATTTTGAGTGAAACAGAGAAGCGCTTAGAACATAAGCTGTACTTTAAATTAAACATTGAAGCATTCGATGAATGGTTTGAAAAGTGCATTAATTCAGGCCAAAACCGCGAAAGTGAAACTGAAAATTCGCGAACTCGAAATCCTACATTCGGGAGTGAGCAAGAACAATATTCGGGGACGAAGGAATCCTTTATCCGCGGTGAAGCTGAAAGCACATCCGTTATACACAATATTACTTCAGAGACTACAGCAGAGATTACTTCAAAAGATTTAAGTACTGCTGCAAGCAAGAAACAAAACAAGTTTGATTTCAAATCTGCTCTGATCAACAACGGTGTACCAGAGAAAACCGCAACTGAGTTCATGCAAGTTCGAAAAGCAAAAGGCGGTGTAAACACAGAGCGTGCATTCACACTTCTTGAAAACCAAATAGCAAAAACAGAATTAACTTTTGCACAGGGTATCGAGTATTGCTTGAACCGCCAAAAGCCTTGGGCTGCATTTGAAGCTCAGTGGTACTTCAACGAGCAAAACAGAACGACACAGCAGTCTTATCAGCAAAGCCCACAGCCACAGCGGCGCCGTCGCTTTGGTAGCCAAGATCAACCTGCACAGATGCGTGATGTGAGAGGAGAATGCGCATGAGCAATATCCAAACCTTTGAACAAGAATTCGCTGTGACTTTCCCTGTAGAAATGGCTCAAATGGTTTTGGACCGTATGAGTGATTTATACGGCGCTGCATTCAAAAAGAATTTTGAAGTTTATGACGACGACCAAGAACTTGTTCAGTTGGCATGTACAGTTTTCAATGGCCTAACACCTGCAGATATCGCACGTGGATTAAAGCGTATGAATTCTGAAGAGTGGTGCCCAAAGAACCTGCCAACATTTCGCAGTTGGTGTGAACAGGGTGGTGACTGGTGGACTGCTGACATGGCTTGGGCGAAGGCAATGCAGTATGAGTCAGATCCACAGACCAAAATCACAAAGTTGACCAAGCGCGCACTAGATGAGGTTCGCTTTGTGTTGACCAACGAGGGGCAGAAGGCAGCTCACTACGCGTTTAAAGATATTTATCAGGATTATCAAATTCGCGCCAAAGCAGTCGGGAAAGTACAGGAGTGGCATGAGGAATTGGTGCAGTTACCTGTTAAGGGTGAAGCTGAATCATATAAACCATATTCAAATGTAGAGGCTCAAGCGGCTTTAGCGAACCTGAAACAACGCATGCATGTGCGTAACCGTCCAGTTGTTAAACCTCAGGAATTAAAACCAACTGAAAAATCGCAACAAGTAAAGCAAGAGCTTGGTCCAGATCCGTTTGATAACCCAGAGGCATATGCAGAAATGTGTCGCCGTGATGGATTGTCTGTGCCTAGAGATATTGCTGCTTTGGTAGGAGGTGGGGTGTGAGTTTTATTGTTCCAGAGAAATTCAGAATTAAATCGGGACCATTGGCGAGCAATGAGAGCTATGGGAACAATGGTGCATTTTGGGTGAAGACCAAGAAATGTGTTTTCACTGTCATTGCTAGTGATCAAATGGGTTGGGAGCATGTCAGTGTTTCACTTCCAACACGCTGTCCAACTTGGGAAGAAATGTGTTTCATCAAGTCCCTGTTTTGGGGTGAAGATGATTGCGTAATTCAGTATCACCCACCTAAAAGCGACTATGTGAATAACCATCCATTCTGCCTGCACTTATGGAAACCAACTGAGCAAACCCTACCAACGCCGCCAAGCTTTATGGTGGGTAAGGCTGGTGCAGCATGAACGAATTACTACAGCAACGCATTCAAGCCGTCCAGATCGGCAGAAACACCACCTTTGCACAGATGGAGCAGAAGAAATCACTTCGAGATGAGCTTGATTCACAGCTCGAAGCATTCTTATCAAATGGTGGTGCTATCGAGCAATTGCCTCAAGGCTTTTCGGGGGAATACAACAAGGGTTGGAATAATTCAAAACCCAAAGCTCAAAAGACCATGCGTGAAGTGATGGCGAGTGCTGTGTCAGAAGCGCGTGCAAGAAGAAACAACCCAAGCGTTACCGCGAGAAATGAAGCGCTCAACAAGGGGGAAAAGCGCTATCACGGAACCACTTGCAAGGCGTGTGGTGGAACCTTGCGATATACGTCAAACAATTGCTGTGTTGGATGCGATAAAGCTGCATCGATAGTGAGAACCAAGAAGCTTAGAGAAAAGCGCAAATCTGAGAAGGTGAAATCATGAATTTAACAATCGAGAGAATGCGTGAAATTGTGGATGGTGCACCCGAATGGGCTGTGTGCTGGAACGCTCATATGGGGATGTATACAAACGGGTTTATTAGATGTAGTAGCGATATTCACCTTAAAGACATCCGTGCAGCACTTGCTGACCATGACCGCACGGACGATGTATCCGACATTAGAAATCATATTGCACCAACAACAATAGTTACTGACCTTCATGTAAATGAAGCTCTGAAATTAAATGGATTGGGGTGACATCATGAAAAAAGGCGACCGCGTAGAAGTAGATTTCATCAGTGAGTCTGCAACTGACTATTCTGGAAAACGCTTTCATGGCTACGGCGTTTTAGATCGAGTGGAAGATGGGCGAGTAATGGGGCGCTTGAATGATGGCACGCCGTTTAGCTGTCTTGAAGCAGATGTGAAGGTCATTCAAGAAGTGGATTTACGGAAAGAATTTGAACCATTTTTCACGAAGCAACCATTCTTTAATAGCTTGAAGTATCAGCACGGCGACCGCTTATTCGATTTTGATGAAGGCATTGGGTACCGCAATTTAACCGTACAAGTTGGCTATGTATGTTTCTGCAAAGATGATCGGGAGTTTGTACTGAATGACTAAAATCCTGATTGGTATTGATACAGGAGTGAATACAGGCTTCGCCGTTGCTGCAGACCGTGGCAATGGTGGGGAGCTGGAGCAAGTGGGGTCTTTATCAATTACTCAGGCAATGGAGAAGGTAAAGGAATTAATTGAACAATGGGGAATCAGTAACGTCTGTTTATACATTGAAGATGCTCGGAAGCGTACCTGGTTCACTGGAGGTCGTGAAAAGTCTCAAGGTGTTGGATCAGTAAAGCGTGATGCGCAAATTTGGGAGGATTGGTGCAAAGAGCAGGGTTTTAAATTTTTAATGGTTCATCCAGCAGCAAATGCAACGAAAAAGAAAGCTACGGATTTTAAGCGTATGACTGGTTGGGTTGGTCGTACGAATGAGCATGCACGTGATGCAGCAATGTTGGTTTTTAAAAGATTTGCCAAGTTTTGAGGGATAGGGCATGAATGCAGTAGTGAAAAAACAAATCATGGATTGGTCTAAGCGTTCTGCCCACCAGTGGTTAGAACAATATGGGCTTTGGGTAAGATCAGTAAAATTTAATGTAACAGCCAATCCATTAGCAATACTAATTGACCAAAATGACAAAAGCAGAGTCCGCGCAAGTCGCGTATCTATGGTATGTGAGATTAATGATTTTGAGGCAGTGCAGGTAAGTAAATTACTCGCATCAATGCACAATGACAGTCGTGAGTATTTAGCCTCAAGAGCATGGTATTTAATACTTTATTATGAAAATGAGTGGTCGTATTTATCAATTGCAATTGCACATAAATGCAGTAAAGCTACGATTAGAGCGGAAATTGACAAAGGTCTTGCATACCTGGATGGGAAAATAGATATGTTGCAATCTTGACAGTGCAGCACACTTGGTTTAAATTCGTGTTATGGTGGCAAGTTGTTATGCTTTCACCAGTATCTAAAAGCTCATCTAAAGGTGGGCTTTTTTGTTGCCTGTGTTATAAATATATCTCCAAAGTAAAATAGAGAATAATCAGGTGACAAAACAGTATATTGGAATCACAAATAGTAGCATTAAAGGTGATGAAAAATATTATGAATATGCTCAAGTGTGGTCAGATGGTGTAATTCGCCTTGTGAAAGATCTGGAGTCAGCGACAAAATTTAAATCAGAACAAGAAGCAATTGATTCATTATTTAACGCCAGCCTGTGGGTTTGTGAATATCAAGATGGAAAAATTAAACCCTTACAACTATCCCGATAG